GTTGGAAATTCTAGGTAAGGTATTTCTAAATCTTCGTGGAGTTTACCAGCAGTTTCATACTCTTCGTATTTGTCTCCTGCATCCTCCATCCAATCTAGGTAACCTCTACCGTGATTCATATCATTTGCAATTTGTACAATACCACCAACTCGTTGATCATAAACATAAGTTGGATATACTTCATGCAAGGTTTTCATTGTCAGATTACCTTGTGCAAATTCATGTTTTAGATCGAAGTAATTCATTACATCTTCTCCGACTAAAATATCTTCTTTAAATCTTGTAAGGCCCGCAGCCTTCTTTGAATACCAAATAACTCTACAGTGTGTTTCCCACTTATTAATATACTTAAATTCATAAGTAATTAATCTTTTATGGGCTTCAGATAGTGCTCTTAAATAAGGACTTCCCTTTTCAAAGTATTCCCCTCTCATTGCTCTATCCCACCATTCCCATGGTCTGTTAAAGCATCTATATCCCAAACCTTGAATACATTCAGCATTGTAAATATCTTCAGCGAATTGAGCTGCAGAATAGATATTTTCAGACTCGGATAATGGACCGTATCCCTCATTTGGAACAATGCCATATTGGTAATCTAGTACTACAACATCCGGCGGAGTTTCATCATCAAGACCATATACTGTTGGATTAGCAATCATCTTATGAACATGAATACCGTGTGGGGTAATCATATCATCACCATCAACTTGAATACAATAATCATCATCTGATGCAAGGAAAGCATCTAGTACGGCGTTTTTACCTTTTGAAGGTCCACCGTTACTTTCTGATGTATTATATTCAATACCTTCAGATTCAAGCCATGCAATTGCTTCGGCCTGGAAATCTTCGTCTCTAGTATTGATTACATAGTAAACATCATCTTTAGTAATTTGCTGACTATATGTTCCATCCCACATTCTAGCATGGCGCTTAACTTGAGCAATGCCTCTGGTAATCAGAATATAATATCGAAGTTTATTCATTTAATTAACCTATCGGCTTGATTGGCCAAATAACGCTATTGGGAAAGGTTTCTTGATCTGTAATATCTCTAAGTGCTTGTCTATAATTAATTATTTCTGTACTAGGTGATCTATCAGATACCGCTTCCATATCGGTTATTGCTAGTTGCATATCTCGTCTGTGCCTGATATTTCTTGCTTTTTCTTCAGCAGTATAAGCAACTTTTACATAGGTCTTATATTTGGTTGTTTCGTCTTCGGTCCAAGCTTCTTCAAGTCGTTCATAAAGTGCATTAAACTCTGGAGCATCTTCTACTTGGATATTTTTAATAGTTCCACTAGATTCAGCTAATACAAAAGGGTCAACTGCAACAAAATTTTGCCAAAAGATTGCTGCGTTTTCAGCCATGTCTTCAGCAACTTCGTGTACTTGAGCTTCTGTAAAGTTTTCTGGAAGACTAGCCATTGTATACCAATTAGGTAGAGATTCGTCACTATGAATGTATTCTAAGTTTATTGATAATCCAAGTGGATCAAGTCTTCTTATATTATAAGTTATTGCCATTATTAATTTTCTCCTAAGTAAATTCTACGTATACGTAATAAGGTGTCACGGTAGCATTGGCTTTTATTAACGACGCTACGTTTGCGGCATTGACCGCGGCCGTGGTGTTAACACCCGCAAATCCAAATCTATAACCATATACTGTAGGGCTCGTATTTGGTAGCGCAGTAAAATTAACAGCATCTGTTCTATTAATTGTAATACCACTGGTTAAGTCTGCTCTATATGGAGGAGAACTTTGATGATCATAAAATGTGGCCGAAGTCCAACCACCATTGGTCGAGCTGCTGCCGCCATAAAAACCTATTGTAAGATAATCATAGTACCCGTCATTCATTACGATACATGAAAGAGTCCTACTACCGGATGCAAGTGCACTATTTCGAGTTGATGTTCCGAAAGCAGTACCAGACTGCCCAGACTCGGACATAAAATAAAAGTATCCGTTAGTTTTGGAATAACCATATCTGAGATAGCTATCATTATTAGGTCGAACGGCAAGTCGAGTTGTTTTTATACTAGTGCCATAAAAATCAGCAAAATCAACTGCAGTACCAACTGCGTTTCCATAACTCGGTTGATTTACAGGATCGGCTGCCATGTAGTCATCTATTTCTACAGGCGGATAAGAATATCCACCAAATTCGTTTGAAATGTCAAACATGGACATTGTGCCTGATGATTGTAGTGCCATATATAAATTCTCCTATTCTCTTATAATATATTTATAAGGCTTTATTCCTTATTTGAATTACCTATATTATATTTTGGGCATAATTCCCATTGTGTCTTTTCTTTAAATGGAATAACTTTAATCTGTCTTAAAGGTGCACATGGAGTTGAGACTTTAGTATTAATAATACTTACTAATCCCCAATCTGCTAGTAATGTAGCAATTGTGTTCCTACGTTCTAAGTCGTTTTCGATTAAATTACTTGGTTTACCATCTAACAGAAATAGCTCTTTAAAATGCACAATGAAATACCTGCCTTGTTTATGCAGAATATGACATGATTGGAATAGCTTTTGATCTTTCCTAGAGGCAACACCAATTCGTGTTAATGTTTCTCTAATTTTTAAAAAATCATCTGGTTCGTTGAGGGAGACTTCAAGCATTTCTGCTGGAGTCCAATTTTTGACTTCTTTATTTTCGTTTTCCACCTTTATAAATCCTATTTTTCAATTCGTTAATTTTTTCATCATTTAATAATTTTAATACGGACTTAGCCTTTTCATTACTATATCCATAATATTCTTTGATGAGATCCAAATCAGAAACTTCCGATGGCTTCATCCATTTGGACCATCTTTTCTGTTTCCTGATTATATTTATAAAAAAATCATACTGAAGGCGGCTGTCTATAGTATGATGTATATTCATCTCATTAGCAAATAGTACCGTATCATTGTGATAGGATAATGAACGATTTATAATAAAAGCATTGTAATTCTTTTCGGCAATATCATCAACCATGATGCCTTTCTTGCCGTATGTTATATCGTTTACATAATCAAATGGGGACATGGGTTACCTCAATATCACATTTATGCAGGAAATCAACTCCTGCTGTTGAACGCATGTGGTCGTTTGCATAATAAACTTTACTTATACCCGATTGATATATCAGTTTAGCACAATCAATGCAAGGAGCATAGGTTGTATAAATGTCAGCACCTTCACATGATTCTGCTGATCGGGCCACTTTAGCAATAGCATTTGTTTCTGCATGCAAGACTTCTGGTTTAGTAACATTATCAACTTCGCATGTGTTATCCCAGCCCGCTGGCATTCCATTATATCCAACAGATATAATTCTGTTATCTTTTACGATAGCAGCGCCGACTTGAGCACGTTGTGCATGGGATAACTTGCCAAAAATATTAGCAGTTTCCATGAATGCACGTTTCCACTTATTTACCATTGATGTATCACTCCTGCTATAATAAAGAAACAAGTTAGAAAATTTACTAGGACAATCACACTTCGCATTAAAGCAATTACATCTGCTTCATGGTCAGTGGTACCAGACTTTTCGCCTAGGGATTTTGCCCACAATTTCCAATACTTATTTCTTTTCATCTTCTAGTTCTTTTATCTTATCTTGCAACTCTACAATTCTGGCATATGCCTTATAGAGTTGTTCATTTAAATCAGCAATTGTCTTTTCTACTGCGTCTGTATGTTTATGCATTAATTAAACTCCACTGCTGCCATGATTTCTGTACAACATGCAACCATATTTAATTCGTGGTCAGCAACAAAACTATTCTTGTACTGATAATCAGCAAGAATAAGCACTAGCTGTGGAATAGATTGTGGTTTAACATAGTCGGACATATTATCATAAATTTTACGAAACAATGAAGCCGGTTCTTGATCAATGTTATCCGTTACCCATTGTCGCATCTTTTTAAAGTTCTTG